ACACACGGCCCCGCAAATCTTGAAGGTTCTACAGGATGGCAGCGTGGCTAAAGAGGCGCTTGTCGTTCAAAATTCTGTTCTTGCGGCGCAGATCTCAGCCGCAACCACAGAAGCCGCCGTCCAAGCAGTCGTTTGGACACTTCCGAGTTAACGCAAGTTAACAAAAACTTCACCCTTCTGGCCTCGCCACCGGAATCTCACCGTAACTCTCAACTATTTCAAAGGGGCTAGATTAAGCTTGCGGTAATTGCTAATACTGTGCAAACTTACATCTAGCCCCATTTGATGAAAGACTATGATGCGCGGTCTACCTTACTCCCTAGCGGTTTGCCTAGCCCTGTCACCAGCAGTCAGTTATGCGCAGAGCACAGTTATACAAGGCGGCCCCTGGTCCGTTGGGCATGTTCCCATGTACGCTGGCCCTGGCGGATCTACCGCATGGCAGCCTGTTGTACAAGACAGCGGAACTGCCGCTGGCGGGGCAATTGGGGTAGGTCTTTCTGAACTAGGTCTCACCGTCCGTGGCGTTGGTACCGGCCCCTTTCCCAATGGCGGAACTGGCCCTTATGGGGCCAACTTCTGCGACTACGATGGCCCAACAACTAGTGCTAATGGCTACCATTACGTCTGTCTAAGCCCCAATGCACAGGGTAGCGGTCTTTTGGAATATGGCTCCGGGGGTGGGGCGGCTCCGTTGCCGTTTACTATCATGGCCAATGGGCAGATAGTTACGCTCCCTACAAACGGCTATCTAAGCGGGCCAAATGCCTCCGCAGTTGGTGATGTAGCCTGCTGGAATAATTCCACCGGAACAGTTCTAAAAGACTGCGGAACTGTTCTGAATAACATCGCCCCCCTGTCTATTTCCAATGCTTACCTAACGAACTCTGTTATCACATTCGGAGGGCAGGTAGTCGGTCTAGGCGGGAGTGCGGCGGTTCGTGGAAATGGCCCCCGAATTCAATTGTCTACAGGCAGTTATGCCAGCTTCAACTGCTTGGAATTTGATGTATTCGGTAATGCCGTGGACTTCGGAGCCCCTTGCGCAACTATCCCACCGGCGACAGGAGAGCTACTTGGTGGAAGTGGTTTTATTGGAACAGCCTCACCAGTAGCTATTGGAACTGGGCTGCAACTCTCCGGCGGATACCTGACCAATACAAACAGTATTCCCCCGGCCTCTGGGGATTTGCTCGGGGGTAGTGGTACCAGTGGGACGGCCTCGGCGGTGGTAGTTGGGACGGGTCTCAGTCTGATCGCTGGAACTTTGTTCAGCACTATTACACAAGCAACTATCCCCGCGGATGCTACCAAACTGCTTGGGGGCAGCGGAACACCTAATCAAGCTGCTGATGTCTCTCTGGGGGCCGGGCTTTCGCTGACCTCAGGCACCTTGTTCAGCACTATTACACAAGCAACTATTCCGTCAGACGGTTCCAAACTGCTCAGTGGGAGTGGAACCGCCAATCAGGCAGCTAGTGTTACTGTCGGGACTGGGCTTAGTTTCGCCGCAGGTACGCTTGCTAGTACTATTACTCAAGTCGAAGTCCCGGCAGCATCTGGGGAGTTGTTGGGTGGCAGCGGAATTAGCGGGACTGCTTCTGCGGTAGCTATTGGAGCTGGTCTCAACCTCAGCGGTGGGGCACTCTCCAGTACAATTACACAAGTTACCGTACCGCCGGGGGCCGGGCAGCTTCTGGGGGGAACTGGAGTTGCAGGAACTGCGTCCACTGTTAATGTTGGAGCTGGTCTAAGTCTTTCCGGGTCTTCTCTTACAAATACAATTACGCAAACTACTGTGCCCCCGGCTTCCGGGGAAGTCTTGGTAGGGAGCGGGACACCAAATCTGGCAGCCTCTGCGTCAATTGGTGCTAACTTGTCCCTTAGTGGCGGGGCTCTTTCAGTAACTATCCCGCATGGATTGGTTGCAGTTACATCGTCCGGGACTTGGACAGTTCCAGCGGGCGTGTATAGTTACACAGTTACCCTGTGTGGGGGTGGCGGCGGCGGCGGTGGTGGTACAGCTTCCTATGGGGCGGCTGGCGGGGGTGCCGGCGGGTGGAATAGGGGAGTTATAACCACCACTCCAGGAACTTCGGTCTCTATCACTATCGGGTCCAGCGGTTCTGGCAGCGGGGCTGGGGTAGATGGCTCTGCCGGTGCTACAACTACGGTTGGGTCTCTTAGGGCTACTGGTGGCGAGGGCGGAACTTATGCAACTGTGGGATCCACTGCCGAACCTGGAATTGGTGGCGTAGCTTTGGGCGGTCCGCTGGATACTATTCCCACTGGAGCTAACTCCTATACTTGCACCACCGGACCTTATATGTCTTCGCAAGGGTTTGGTACCTGCGGTGGGAGTAGTCAGTTCGGGCAGGGTGGGATAGAAACTGGTGCAGCGGGGTCTAATGCTTACGGATACTGCGCAGGCGGCGGCGGGGGTTCAGCGGGCAGTTATCCCGGAGGCAACGGATCTCCTGGGTTGGCTTGGATTGAGTATTAAGCCATGGTTACATCAACTGACATCGTTAACCAAGCTATCCAGCTAATCGGGGATAATCAAACCCCAGTTACTGGGACTTATCCTACATTTGACAGTTCTCCTGCGGGTGTAGCGGCTGCTTCTTTGTATCTTCCGACGGTTGAAACTGTAGGCCGTCGGTTCGGCTGGGATTTTTCTCGAACCACTGCCGCGCTGGTTCTGTCAGGGAATACCGCCCCGTTCCCGTGGACTGTTGAGTACCTGTATCCGAATGGTATCCAAGTCCGGCAGTTAAATCCTCCGACACTCGCAGATCCTTTTAACCCGTTGCCCATTCGATGGGAGGTCGCTAATTCCCTGGTGGGCGGAATTCCAACAAAAGTAATCCAAACTAACTTGCCGAATGCACAAGTTATGTATACAAATGTCCCATCGGAGAACTTGTGGGACTCTATTTTCCGCGAAACTGTTGTGCGGATGTTGGCTTCCAGCATGGCTATGGCAATTGCAGGTAAACCGGATACCTCCAGAGATACGCTAGACCAGTCGGCGGCGTTTGAACAAGTTGGCCAGGAAAGGCAAGATTGATGGCTAGTAGCGTTACGTCTCCAGAAGACATTGTTAATATGGCGCTGGGGAAGCTCGGCTACCCGCGCCGAATTGGTAACTTGTTTGAAGGCAGTCCGGCCAGTAAGTTGGCGTTGGATTTGTATTCCCAGAGCCGTGATGAAGCCCTGCGTATGAAAGACTGGGGGTTTGCGCAGCGAACTGTAACTTTGACGCAGCTTAAATCTGCCCCCACAGGTGGCTATGGCTCAACTCCTTGGGCGAATACATATCCTATTCTCCCTTGGGAATATGAGTATGCTTATCCCTCAGACTGCATCCGAGTGCTGTATGTTCAGAGTACTCCGGCTGTTCTGCCTAATTTGGACCCGCTTCCGCAGCATTTTGCCGTGGGCAATGATAGCGCGTACACGCCTCCGCAGCGAGTTATCCTGGCAAATGCTCCGAATTTGGTTCTGACCTACACTGGCCAAATTACGGATATGACCACTTGGGATACGTTGTTCGTAAATGCGCTGGTTGATAAATTGGCCAAAGCTTTCACCGTTGCGCTGGCTAATATGCAGCACATTGAAGCTCTGCTGAAACAGAGTGATACGGATGCTGATAATGCGTTCCAGGTCGCTTCTGTTACGGAAACTTAAGCTATGTCATCCCCAACTTCGCCAGAGGATATTGTAAATCAAGCTCTGGTGAGGCTGGGGTTTGATCGGCGTATCGGTAATTTGTTCGAGGGAAGCCCGGCTGCTGAAGCTGCCCTGGAGGTGTATTCTCAGACTAGGGATGAGGCCCTTCGTGCGAATGACTATGGGTTTGCAGAAAGAAACTTGTCCTTAAGTGTGCTGAAGGTAGCTCCGGCTAATGGGTATATTCCGCCTACGGTCTGGAGCCCCGCGTATCCCCCGATCCCGTGGATGTTTGAATATAGTTATCCCGGCGATTGTCTTAAAGTGCGATCGATTAAAGCCGCTCCGCTTTGGATACCTAATTTCGATCCGCAGCCTAATTCGTTTGCGGTGATTAATGATACGTCGTATTCGCCCGCGCAGAAGACAATTTGCTGCAATGTGACTGGGGCAATTCTGACCTACACCGGGCAAGTTACAGACATGTCCACCTGGGAGCCGTTGTTCGTGGAAGTGCTTGTGGCTAAGCTGGCGGAAAGACTATCTCCTAGGATAGCTATACTGACGCAGGAGAGGCTGGCCGAGCAGAAACTGGATGCCGATCTAGCCTTGCGCAGTACGGTTGAAGCCACCTCGGAAAGGGGCTAATTGTGGCTAATTTACCCGCAGATGTAGTTAATCAAGCATTGGATGCGATTGGAAGCGAGGTCGTAATTGGCGATTTGGAAGAGGGGACGCGGGAGGCGCAGGTATGCTTACGGGCCTATGGGCAGTGCGTTCGGCAGTTGCTGCGTGCTGCACATTGGGATTTTGCCAGAAAGACAGCGCCCCTCTTTCTGCTGGCTGACGGGAGTGGGCAGACGCCTAATGTGGGGACTGTAGTTCCGGTTCCGTGGCAGTATGAGTATCAGTATCCGGCGGATTGCGTTAAGGCTAGGTTTGTTCCGGTTAATGCATTTAACTCCACGGCGAGTGGGGCTCCGGGGAATATTATGGCTCCGCCTAATCCGGTGGCGCAGGTTGGTTCTCCTACGCAAAGTTCGATACGGATGGTTCCGGCTAGGTTTACGGTAGCTACGGATTTTAATAACATCCCTCCGATGCAAGGGCAGTATTGGGAGCAGCCTGGGGTTAGTCCGACGGGGCAGACTGTTATCTTGACTAATGTAGCGCAGGCGCAGTTGGTTTACACGTCGCTGGTTATGTTTCCGAGTATTTGGGATGCATTGTTTAGGGCGGCCTTTGTGGCTTATTTGGCTAGTGAGGTTGCGCTTACATTGAGTAAGGATAAAAAGTTTGGGCTGGAGTTGCGGGGGCAACAGATTGCCGTTGCTAAGAGTAAGTTGCAGCAAGCTCGGATTACGGATGGGAATGAGGGTTGGTATTCTACGGACCATACGCCGGATTGGATGCGGATTAGGGATAGCGGGACTAGGCTCTGGGGGGCTGGCGGGTTCGCTGCGGGTATGGGCACTTTGGGTTATGGCTGGGATACCTGCGGGTTTTCGGACGGGTCCGCTTATTAGGTCTAGGGTTAATTAGGGGAATTGGTAACAGACTAGTCTCATTGAGTTGGGGCTGGTCTGTTTTATTTTGTGTATTTGGGAACTTGCGGGATGAGTATTGCTGGCGGGGGTTTGAGATAACTAGTCGTGCTTTGCCGCGGGCCCGCGGGCTTCCTATTATAGATGTACTATAGCTAGAAGTTATCGCAGATTGCTCGGCTATTCCCGGCTACGACGGGTATTGTTTGGGCGGGTTAAATGGGGCTGCCAGTTTCTAATTAGCTTCGACTAGTTTGGCGATTTGACAGGCTAGAAACTGCCATCCTTCGATTACCCCCGGCTCCGCCGGGTATTGTTATAATAAATTAAACTGATTCGCATCGGCGCAGCTTCGACCAATTAAACCAACTATCCGAGCTAGCCAAACTCTAATCAGCCTGGCGGCGCCGGGGTAGCTCGGGTCTAGTTTGCAGTTGCCAATTCGTCTTTTAACTCATCACTTTCTAACTTGCAATTCCCAAGCTCACCATTCCCCGGCTCACCATTCTCCAGCTATACCCAGCTATACCCGGCTCCGCCGGGAATTGGCAATTACACAAGACTTGCAACTGCCCGAAATTATCTCGGCTTGTTTTAATAATACTTAAGCTAACTAGCGGATTTCTCTTGCCAGAATGCTATTTGCGTGGTACGATAAATCGTTGATTTCCAGGGGGCCTAGCGAAATTGAAGTTAGTTATAAGTTAGCTTGAAAAGTTTGGCGTGCCTAGTTGCGGCGGACACTTATCCTATTTAATTCTGGTGAATTAAGCATTCCTAATTGCGGTAGGTTTAGCATTCCTAGTTTCAGCAAATAAGAAGCCCCGTGGCGTCGGGTTAAGCGCGACTAGTTACGGCCCTCTCAAATCCCCCTAATTACGCCAAGCCCCGTCCGGCAACTACCCAAATCCCCGCTAGACTTTTGTCCAAATTCCCCTTATCCTAACCGGAGCTAACAAATTCCCCGAGGCCAGAATGTCTGTACCAGTTATTCAAACGGCCTTCGCCTCTGGCGAAATTTCCCCCTCCCTATTCGGCCATGTAGACCTAGCCAAATTCCACTCCGCAGCTTCCACTATGCGAAATATGTTTGTCAGCTACCGTGGCGGAGCCTATTCCCGCGCGGGAACTGCCCTAGTCGGCATAAGTAAGCAAGCTGCCGCCAATCCCTATTCCATGGGAATTCCCCCGCGTCTGATTAGTTTTCAATTTTCCATCAACCAAGGACTTTGCCTGGAATTTGGCGACTACTACATGCGAGTTATCGACAAAGGCGCATTTGTCCTAGATACCCCCGCCTTTATCATAACTAGCATAACCCAGGCAAATCCCGCTGTTGTAACTACAAGCACTGCCCACGGCTTTTCCTCCGGGGATTGGGTCTACTTCAATCTAGCCTCCACCATGCTAAACATAAATGGTGGAATTTTTGTATCCCACTATCTGTCCCCAACTACCTTCAGTCTGGAAGATGCCTACGGGCGCCCAGTTTCCTCTGTAGGATTTCTCCCCTTCTCCTATTCAGGCCCCCCGGCAACGGTATCCAAAATATACACCTTCACAACTCCCTATGCGGCTGCTGATCTGGAGTATTTGAAAACTACCCAGTCAGCTAATACCATGACCATCTGTTGCGTTAACCCCCTTACAGGGACTGAGTACCCTCCCTATGACTTGGTGCGAGGAGCTTCCAATAACTCCTGGACACTTACTGAAGCTATTCCCGCAGCAGCTATCCAGCCCCCCGCGAGCATCACAGGCCGGGCTACGACTACCGTGTCTGGCAGTTCCGCTCCTACGGTTTACCAATACGCGGCAACGGCTGTGGATGCCATAACCGGGGAAGAGAGCACATCCTCCCCCATCGCAGTTATAACTGACAGTGTGGAAATAGATGTAACCGCTGGTTCGGAGGTAATTACCTGCTCACCAGTTTCAGGGGCTGGCTACTATAACTTCTACAAAGCCCCTCCGTCTTACAATGTGTATGACAGTGCCACAGGCTACTCCTTGATAACTTCTGGAAGTCTGTTTGGTTTCGTCGGAACTACCTACGGGACCACCTTTGTTGATAATAACATTACGGCAAACTACTCCACAGTCCCGCCTTTGCATAATAATCCCTTCGCCCGTGGGCAAATTCTAACCATAAACACAACTAGCGCCGGCGATCCGGTTTCAGCAGTTTCCGCTACCATAAATACCCTAACAGGCTCCGGTTTTGCCGGTTATGCTGTCATCGGGGATGGGGGAGTTTTCCAGAATTTTGTGGTAACTAATTCCGGTTTCGGGTACGCCCTTACAGATACAATTACTCTAGTTCCTACCTTCATAAGCGGTTCTGTCGCAC